GTGCTCGACAGCGATCCGCGACGGGTGACGCAACAAGGGCTCTATCAGCCCGACACGACGGGCGCGGCCGGCGGCGCCGCCGAGACGCCCCGCAAGTCCTGAAGTCCTAGAGCAAGGAGGCTGTCATGCCCGCAGAGGTTCGGGAGCGCCGCGACGCGCTTCCGATGCAGACCCGGCGCGCGCCGATTTCCTCGGTCGATGCCGAGGCGCGCACCGTCGATCTCGTCTGGACGACCGGCGCGTCGGTGCGGCGTCGCAAGTTCGATTGGGAGGCCGGCCGCGTCGTTAATTACGACGAAATCCTGATCGTATCGGAGCGCGCGGTCGATCTCTCGCGCCTGAACGCGGGCGCCGCCGTTCTCGACAGCCACGATACGTGGTCCACGCAGTCGCAGGTCGCGGTCGTCGAACGCGCCTCGATCGAAGATGGCAAGGGCATCGCCACGGTCCGCTTCCCGCAGCCTGGCGTGGATGCGAACGCGGACCGCCTGTTCGCGCTCGTGGCCGACAAGATCGTTCGAAACGTCTCGGTCGGATACTCGATCGATAAGGTCCGCATCGAAAAGTCCGAGACTTCCGGCGATGTCGAGAAGTGGTTCATCGAGCGCTGGACACCGCACGAACTTAGCTTCGTAACCGTTCCGGCCGATCCGGGCGCGCAGGTCCGCGCGCAGGAAGCGGACCGTCTTTTCCCCTTCGAAATCGTCAACCGGGCGCAGCCCGCCAAGCAGGAGGTTGTCATGCCAGACAATGCCCAGACTCCGGGTGAACCCGGAACCGAACGTCAAGCCGCGGAGAACGCGGTCCGCGCGGCCGACCCCGCGCCCGCCGGGTCGCAGCCGGTGGACGCGAACGCGGTGCGCGCGCAGGAGCGGGAGCGCATCGCGGCCATCAACGCGCTGGTCGATCAATTCAAGCTCGAACGCTCCGTGGCGGACGATCTGGTCGGCCGCGGCGTCCTGATCGACGAGGCTCGGAAGGTCGTGCTGGACAAGCTCGCGGAGCGCGACGCCCGCGGCGTCGGCCATTCGCAGGTTTCCATGCCCGCCGGCGGCTTAGACGCGACCGTGACGCGGCGCGAGGCCATCGCCGAGGCGATCCTGCATCGCGCCCAGCCGCAATCTTTCGAGATGACCGAGCGCGCCCGCGAGTATCGTGGGATGCGGCTGCTGGACATCGCGCGCGACTGCCTTGAGGCGGCGGGCGTCCGCACTCGCGGCATGACGCCGAGCGAGATCGCGTATCAGGCCACCCGCGGCGCCGGCCTGCAATCGACCAGCGACTTCCCGCTGATCCTGGCGGCGGTCGCCGGCAAGCGCCTGCGGCAGGCCTACGCGGGCACGCCGCGCACCTTCGCGGCCTGGGCGCGTGGCGTCATCGCCACGGACTTCAAGCCGATGTATCCGACGCAGGTCGGCAACTTCCCCGCGCTCAAGCCGGTGATGGAAGGGGCCGAGTTCAGCTACGGGTCCATCGCGGAAGGCCGTGAATCGTACCAGCTCGCCACCTATGGCCGCATCGTCGCGTTGACGCGGCAGGCGATCGTCAACGACGATCTCCGCGCTTTCGACCGCGCGATCGGAACGGCCGGCCAGCGTGCGGCCGATCTGGAATCGGCGATCGTCTACAACGTGCTCATCGCCAACGCCAACCTCGCGGACGGCGTCGCGCTGTTCCACGCGACGCACGGCAACCTGGGCACGAGCAGCGTCATCGACGAGGAGGCGCTGGGGGAAGCCTGGGAGAAGATGGCCCAGCAGAAGGACCTGGGCGACGCTTCCGGCGCGGACAAGGAGTACATCGACGCGCGTCCGCGGTTCATCATCGTCCCGCCCGGCCAGCGTTCGATCGAGGCGCGCAAGATGCTCGCGGCGACGACTCCGGCGAAGTCGCAAGACGTGAACCCGTTCGCGGGCTCGTTGCAGGTCGTCGAGGAGCCCCGGCTGTTCGTCGCCGGCGGTCCGCAGCCTTGGTATCTCGCGGCCGATCCGAACCTCGTGGATACGGTGGAATACGCCCATCTCGAAGGGCAGACCGAGCCGTTCATCGACCAGCGGGCCGGCTTCGAGGTCGATGGCGTCGAGATCAAGATTCGCCACGACTTCGCGGCGAAGGCGCTCGACTTCCGCGGGCTGTTCAAGAACGCCGGCGCGAACCCGAGCTGATCGGGCGTCGGCATGAATGAGTGAAACCGGGGGCTGCCTTTGGGTGGCCCCTTCCATTCTGGAGACATCGACATGAAGAACTACGTTCAGGCCGGCGATACCGTCGTGGTCGCCGCTCCCTACGACCGCACGTCCGGCCAGGGCGCGCAGGTGGGCCAGATCTTCGGCGTGTGCACGGCCGACGCCGTGAGCGGCGCCGACGTGGCCCTCAAGCTCACGGGCGTGTTCGACCTCAACAAGGTCGGCTCGCAGGCGTGGACCGTCGGCGCGCTCGTCTATTGGGACAACTCCAACAAGCGCTGCACCACCGTCGCGACCGGCAATCTGCTGATCGGGGCGGCCGTCCAGGCGGTCGATAGCGGCGCGGGTTCGACCACCGGCCGCGTCCGCCTGAACGGCGTCGCGCGGGCGAACGAAGCCTCCAGCTGATGACAGCGATGTCCTCGGCCTTCTCGGCGGCGGTTGACGCGATCTTTCGCGACACCAACGTGGCCGAGGACGCGATCTGGCGCGCGGGTGGCGCGGGCGACGGCGCAGCCGTCCGCGTCATCCGCAAGACGCCGGACGAGGTTGTCGGCTTCGGAGGGGCGCGCGCCGTGATGGCGACCGTGCTGATCGACGCGCGCGTCGCGGAGGTCGCCTCGCCCGCTGCCGGCGATACCGTGGAAATCGGCGGCGACCTCTTCGCCATCATCGGAACGCCCGTCCGCGACAGCCTCGGCCTCGTGTGGACCTGCGAAGCGTCCCCGCGGGATTGAGCCATGCGGTTCAGTTTCAAGGCCGACGATACGGCCGCTGTTCTCAAGCGAGCCTTCGACGATACCGAGAAGGCCGTTTCCGAGGCGATGGACGAGGTCCAGGCTGGCCTCAAGGACGAGCTTCGCGGTCAGGTCGTCGCCGCCGGCATGGGGCAGCGCCTCGCCAACACCTGGCGGGGCAGGCGCTATCCCGAAGGGCGCCCCAGCATGAATTCGGCCGCCTATGTCTGGACGCGTGCCCCGGACATTGTGAACGCCTTCGAACGCGGCGTACCGATCGTCGCGCGTAACAAGCGTTATCTGGCGGTCCCCACGAGGGATGCCGGTGTCAGCCACACGACCGTCAAGAACAAGCGGCTCACGCCCGCGATATGGGAAACCGAAACCGGGGTGAAGCTCCGGTTCGTTCCGCGCGGCGGCCACGCGCTGCTCGTGACGGACGCGAGCTATGTGCGACAACCGTCCCGCTGGCGACGGCGGAAATCCTTCAGGCCGATCAGGATGCCGCTGACCGGCGGCAGGCGGTATCTCGTGATCTTCGTCCTCGTCCCGATAGTCGATCCGCGGAAGCGTTTCGATGTCGAAGGCGCCGGCGAAAGGTGGGCGGATCGCGTCGGCGGGCTCATCGCGGCTCATTGGAGATAGACATTGGCGAGCAGGCGCGAACAGGTGATCGAGGCGGTCAAGGCCCTTATCGCGTCCGCGCTCCCGAACGCCGAGGTCAAGCGCAATCTCGACAAGCCCGAGCGGATTCCGCCCGGCGGTCTCGTGATCGTCCGCGACGGCGATCCGGGCGAGCCGGACGTTCTCCTTTCGCCGCTCACCTACGTCTACGAGCATCGTATTCCGATCGAGATCGCCGCTTTCCCGTCCTCGACGCTCTCGCGCGAAGAGGCGCTCGACCTGATGCTTTCGGAGATCGGCGCCGCCGTGGCGGCCACCCGGACGCTCGGCGGCCTGTGCGAATTCCTCGACGTGGAAGCTCCGACTTCCGACGATCTCGAAATAGCAGGCGCCGCGTCCGGCCGCTGGGCCGACGCGGCGATCGTCGCCAGCTACTCGACCACCAACCCGCTCACCTGAAATTCAATCAAGGAGGCTCTCATGGCCCGCGCCCGCGGGGCCAACGCCGTCATGGCGCTGGCCTTTGAAACCACCTATGGCACGCCGCCCGGATCGGGCTTCAAGAAGGTGCCGTTCGTTTCGTCGCAGCTTGGCGAACAGCAGGACCTCATCGCCAGCGATCTTCTCGGCTACGGCCGCGACCCGCAGCAGCCCGCGCGGGATGTGATCAACAACGACGGCGATGTCGTCGTCCCGCTCGATCTTCGCAATTTCGGTTACTGGCTCAAGCTCTTGTTCGGATCGCCGACGACCACGCAGGGCACGGCGGCCGCCGGCAACTTCAAGTTCAGCGCGCAGCCGGAAGACGGAGCGACGATCACCATTGGCGGCGCCGACTGGACGTTCAAGGCGAGCGGGGCAAGCGGCGACCAAAGCCTGATCGGTTCGACGCTGCGCGATACGCTGACCAACGCCGTCATCGGGCTGAACGCTAGCGCCACGACCGCGATCAAGGCGCAGACCTATACGCTGAACGACGCCGGCGACACGATCGTCGTTACGTCCGACACCATCGGCACGTCGGGCAACAGCGTAACGCTCGCGGCTTCCGACAGCGGCGACGACGCCGATTCTCACGCCACGGCATCGGGAGCGACGCTTAGCGGCGGCGGGACGACCGGCGCCTACAATCATGTCTTCGTTTCCGGCGCGCTCACTCTGCCGTCGGCGGCGATCGAGGTCGGGATGCCGGACGTGCCGAGCTACGGCATGAACTTCGGCGCCATGGCGGACAAGCTCGCCATCCAGCTTCAGCGTTCGGGGTTGCTCAACGGCACCGTGAGCATCGTCGCCCAGGGCGAAACTCGCGGCGGATCGACCGGCGCGGGGAGCCCGACCGAGGCGGCGATCGACCGCTTTACGCAGTTCACCGGACAAATCCGCCGCGACGGCGTGCCGCTCGGCAATGTCGTTTCGGGCACCTTCACCTACGCGAACAACCTCGACAAAGTGGAGGTCATCCGGCCCGACGGACGCATCGCCGGCGCCGATCCCGCCATGCTCGCGGTGACCGGTCAGGTCGCAGTCCGCTTCGCCGACACCAGCCTCCTCGATCTCGCTGTCGCCGGCACCGCCATCGAGCTGATCTTCGAGTGGTCGATCGCTGACGGGAAGCTCCTGCGGTTCGTCGTGCACAACGTGAACCTGCCGAAGCCAAAGCTGCCGATCAACGGGCCGGCCGGCGTGCAGGCGACCTTCGACTGGCAGGCGTCGGAGCATCCGACGCTGGCAAGGACCTGCACGGCGGTGCTCGTCAACGACGTTTCTTCCTACTGACAAATTCGAGAGGGGCACAATGCTTCGATTATCCGCGCCGCGGCACGAACCCTATTGGCTCGATCTGGTTCCCGGTGTGCGGGTGAAGGTCCGGCCGGTGACAGTGGCGGCGATCATCGCGGCGCGTCAGGCCGCGGCGGAAGCCATCAGGTCGGCCGACGACGACGGCGTCTTCGTCGGAAGCGCGGCCTTCACACGGAGCCTCGCGCGCTGGGGCATCCTCGAATGGGAAGGCATCGGCGACGCGGACGGCGCGCCGGTCGACCCCACGCCCGACAACATCGACGCGCTGCTTGAGGTCTGGCAGGCCTTCGACGCGATCGACCGCCTCTATGTGGCGCCGGCGCTGATCCAGGCCGACGAAAAAAACGCATCCTCGCCCTCGCCGAATGGCACTTCGGCGGGGGCGAAGGCTACTGCGCCGCGTGCGCGAGCGCGTGCGCGGGATGCCCATACCTAGAACACGCGCCGCGGACGGAGGAAGGCCACGCCGCCTGGGAAGTGTTCCGGCGGTCGGCCGGTCAGGTGCGCGCCGTGATGGGCGGCGTCTTCGGGCTCGACTTCGGGGCCGTTCTTCTCCTCGCCGACGCCATGGGCGCGCTCAATCCGGTCCTCGTGGACGCGCTGCCGGAGATCGAGCCTCTCATCGTCCGCGCCTATCGCAGGGATAACGGAACGTGACCGACCGCAATGTGTCGATCCGCATCGGCGTCACTGGAAGGGACGACGTCAAGCGTGCGTTCGACGATGTCGGAGCGTCCGGTCAGGCGGCATTCAAGAAAACCTCCGACGCAATCGACGCGGCTGGCGCGGCAACGGATCGCGAGACGCAGCGGCTTCAACGCCTCGCGCAGGCCGCGCGGCAGGCGGCTGACGCCAGCGCCGCCCAGGAGAGGTTCAATTCGATCCTGGGCGTGGGCGCGTCGAATGCCGGTTCGGCGCGCCAGTCCGCGCAGGTCTTCGAGGAAGCGGCGAAGGCCGCCGAAGACCTCGAAGCCCGCACGAAGGCTTTGCGCGCGCAGATCGATCCGCTTGGCGCGGCGCAGGAGCGGCTCAACGCCGAGATCGCCGAGGCGAACGCGCTCTTCAAGGCGGGCGCGATCAGCGCCGAGGAACAGGCGGCCGCGCATCAACTCGCGCAGTCGCGGTTCGACGCCACGGCCAAGGCGCTCAAGGGCGTCGGCGACGGCACGCGCCTTGCGAGCGCGCAAATCGTCAATCTCGGATACCAGCTCAACGACGTTGTCGTCGGACTGGCGAGCGGCCAGAAGCCGCTTACCGTCTTGGTGCAGCAGGGCTCGCAGATCGCGCAGGTGTTCGCCGGTTCCGGCCTCGGCGTGGGCGGCGTGCTCAAGGAACTCGGCCGCACCATCGGCGGGCTGGTGTCTCCGACGACCCTCCTTGTCGGCGCCATCGCGGCCGTCGGCGCCACCGCGCTGATCGCCTGGAACGATTACATCTCTTCGCAGAAGGAGCTTGAGGTTGCGACGGCGGGCGCGGGTCGCGCCGCCGGCGCGACGGTCGATCAACTGAACCGTGTCGCCGACGCCGCCGCGCA